AGATACAAGATCGCAAAAGTCTTTTGTTTCTAACAATTCCCAGATTGGTTCTTTGTTCATTAACTCTTTTAAATGTTGTTCATCTTTAACTTTGTCATAGATGTTTACATTTAAAAAGTCTAGTTTGAAATAACCTCTGTCTTCTGCTGTCTTATGATCTATTGTAGAAAGTTTGTCTACTGGATTGTGAGGAATCTCAGTAACATAAACTCCTGTATTGTGTTTCTTACCTGAGTCAAGTTTAGCAACTCTATGTTTTAGTTTTGCTAAAACTTGATCTCTATCGGCAAAGTCTATATCTATATCAGGCATTGTCTTCTAGTTTCTTTTTTGCCTTTTCGACTGCTTCTTTCCAAACCATAGGTGATACATGTTGATCAAATGTAATTCCATTTAAATGATCTAGTTCATGCTGAAAGCAAACTGCATCATAGCCTACAAAAGTTTCTTTAATTTGGTTTCCAAGTTCGTTAGTCCATATCGCTTTGACTTTGTGATGTCTTGGTACCTGTATAGTTACTTCAGGAAAACTTAAACAGCCTTCCCACATGGTCAATACAGGTTCTATTCTTTCAACTATTTCTGGATTGATACAAAGTGCTTCTCTATCAGTTTGATTGTTAGTCGTGTTGTTATGCACAAAAACAAAAACCCTTGCATTAATACCAACCTGGTTAGCAGATAATCCTATACCAAGATTTGCTTTCATTAGTTTAAGCATCTCAGTTTTTAATTCTACAGGATCCATCGGAGGATTATCAAAGTCCCACGGGTCCAGTTTTTTTGACAACCAATCACTTGGGTGTTTTACGAGCTCTAGTTTCATATAAACAACCTCCATAACGCAATAGCATTCATAATTGTAAACCAACTACATAGCACAATTACAAATGCGGCTCTTCTTATTATAGCACTAATTATCCCTAAAATACTACCGATGAAGTATAAAGGGATAAAGATCTTTGTTGCAGGGGCTAACACAGTATAGGTCAGTATAGCACTGGCACTAATTAAAAATGTAGCTTCTGCCATTTCACAAAAGAAAGCAACCTTGCTATTGTTATAACTTTCCTTTACAAAATCTGTTACTGTTTTTATCATTTCTTATCCTTGTAAAAATAATCTACTACAAACACTCGCTTATTATCACGTACAGGATAACAGCCATGTAAGACTGTACTCTTAAAAATCAATACATCTCCTCTGTCTGCTTTATAGCATAGATCATGTGTGTTCCCTTGTCCGTCATAAAGATATGCAAATGTGGCTCCATGAAATGCACTTTCGTCTGGATCGGCTGGAGTAAGATAACATACCGCACTTATTTTCTTAACATTATGATCACTATGTCTATGTGCTTTTTGCCATCCACCTTTTCTATATTCTATTGTCCATAATGCACAAAGGTCTGTCAGTTCAATTGGCAATCCTACTTCATCAATTTTTTCTTGTAGATAAGGTTTATACTTCCATTCGTTTAGAAAAGCTCTAGGGTGAATGTTCCACTGCTTACCTCTATAGGTGCTTGTTTGGTCACTTACATCCTCACGTGTCTCTTCAGGAAATACTTTTTTGTCCCAATGAAAATCAAATTCTTCCTTGTCCTCGTAGTGTGTTTCAATAATCCATTGATGTTCGTTACCTAACAAATGTGTTTTCATCATAGCTTTGATTCCTTTGCAACTTCCTTTACAACCTCAACGTCTGCAGGTTTCTTTCGAAATTTCATAGCCCAATGTTTTGGATCTATCACTGTGTATACAAATTCTAATTGTTCATCGTTAAACTGTGCTAACATACTTTTACCACTTGGACAATTTAACATAAGCCAAGGGCTTATTTTTCCATCTTTTATATCACGTGTTACCCTGTTTAAAGTTGCATGTCTAAAGTAATCATTCCAAGGAGCTTCTTTCTCTTCACCCCATGACATCATTGTGTCAATTGATCTTTCTACCGCTGTCTCCATACTTTCTTTCAACACAAGTTCATTGACATATTTTTCATACAGCTCATCTCTACACCAATGATCAAGTTTTACTCCACAGGTTACAACCCAATCTATATAGTTTTCCATATACATAGGATTCACATTGTTTAACCAACTTCCAAATTTTACAAATGCATTGTAATATGGACTATCACAAAAATCTTTATATGTTTTTTCTGTTTTGGCTCCTGCACTCAATTTATAAAATCTTGTAAATGCATAGTATCCTAATTGCACATGTTTTTCATTTTTCTGTAAGTGTCTACGTTTCTTTTCACACATGTGTACTGAAAGTGTTTTTTCTCTAGTAAAACTAGCACCACAGTATTCACACTTGTATGGCTTAGATGTCGACACTTCGTTTATCCATCCCGTGGTCTTCTCCAAGGGCAAATAGTTCTTTTTTTGTAGATATTCTAGCAAGTAATTCTACCTCATCTTGTTTCATGTTAGGATATATTTTTTGTAAAAACTTCATAGCTTTACTATTAGATTTATTTCTATGTTTGTATCCTATCCATTCGTGATATTGTATTTTTTTCGTATTTCCAGCAGTACATAAAAGTTGCCATAGGAGTTTTTTATGCTTCTGAATATTAAAAAAGTTTTTATTGTAATATTCATTTGTTTTAAATATTGCAAGTTCTTGGCTATCTCTTGTACCTTTTTGTGAACTGACATATCTGTTTAACAAATAAAAACTTACCTGTTTCTTTTCTTCAATAGATAGCTCGTCCCAAATTTCTTTTCCGCCCATATCAACTGCGGCAAGTATATCTTTCAACGGCAATTTATTCATACCAGGCTATCCAATCACTATCATGTTTCTTTATATTATAACGCAATTCTTTAAAAAAGTCAACCACTAAATCATTCTTAAATATAACCACAGGATACCATTTTACTATTGTATTTACTGATCCCATTAATACATCCAATTCATCATCGCCAACATCTACTTTCATTAAATCAATGTATATAAAGACAAAACTGTCTAATGTTTTTTGTGTTACACTATATTGTTGTTTACCTTCGTCTGTGTACAATACTGTTTCTTTTTCAATATCTCCTAACTTGTAAGGAAACATTTTTATTGAATTTGGTATTAGTTGATTGGTTTTTGGATTAGGTTCAAAAGCATATACTCTTTCAAATTTTTCAACATATGGTAAAGTTTTATCACCATTGCCTGCGCCTATATCAATATACGTTCTAAAATGTTTTATTTTTGGCAACGCCCACTTGTTCATTCTTGTAATTCCATAAGTGAATATCTTCCTGTGTGTTTATTTCTACCCCGTTGAAATCTACTTTTGCACAACCAATAGTCCAACCTGCCTTAAGCCAACGTAACTGTTCTAATTTTTCTACACGTTCTTCCTGTGTCACTTCTAAACTTGGATACAACGATAAAGCATCAGCCCTATAACCATATATACCTAGATGCCAATCACCATAACCTGTTATTCCTCTTCCAAACCAAAGTGCTGTATCTCCTGAACGCACCATTTTCACTGTGCTAGGTTTAAGTTGTTCTTCTTCAGTCATATCTGTAAATAATGTTGTGACAGGATAATGTTTTAGATAATCAGCAACAGCATGTATCATTGCAGGTGTTACGTCTGGCATGTCACCTTGTACATTGATATAATTATCATAATCTAGATCACGTGCCGCAATAGAACAACGTTCTGTGCCGTTACTTGCATCACCCGTCATGATATGATTAGGAACTAAACTTGCTATTCTTTTACTGTCAGTAACAACATAGACATCAAAGTCTGTCTGTCTACAAGCATCAAACACTCTTTGTATTAAAGATCTCCCATCTAAGATGTGTAGCATCTTATCAGGATATCTAGTACTATGCAGTCTTGCTGGTATTAGGATAGCTGTACGCATGTATTTCCTCTACTACTTTTTTAAAGTCTTTTAAGTGTAACATATTAGGTCCATCACTAGGAGCGTTGTCAGGATCACGATGTACCTCTAAAAAGAAACTGGATACACCAAGAGCGGAAGCGGCCCGAACCAGGCCAGGAACCATAGTACGATCACCGCCACTAGAACTACCCTG